GACAAAGTTCCTTATGTCAGCCCACGAACGGGCAAGCAGATTAATTTATCCGTTGCGACAGAGGGCATGAAGGTCACCGAGATCACTACAGTCATAACATCCAAACTGGACAAAATCCTCAAGCAGGAAGACCACCTCACCAAGGTGCGAGATAAGAAGATTCGCGTCCTAGCTCAAATTGCGGCCATTGAGCAGGAGAAAGAAAAGCTCGCGCTCGCTCGGGAACGGCTTGAGCTGGATAAATTTAAGGCGCTGGGTTACGGCGAAGGGGAAGGGGATGACGACGATGAAGACGATGATGGAGATGATTTAGGATGGTAATATCGCTCGCGAAAGAGCACCGCCGGCGGATCAAACGGAAGCTGCAGCAGAGGCCGGAGAAGCTGGAAGAATTGAGGGTGATTCTATCCGACTTCGAACAATTCTGTTTCCGGATGCTGAAGATCAAGAACAAGTCCGGGGAAATGGTCCCGTTAGTTCTCAACGACGCCCAGCGGCGATATGCTGCCAAAGTGCTCGAGGATATAGCAGCAGGGAAGCCCGTCCGAATTATTATCCTGAAAGCCCGGCAGATGGGCTTTTCGACGGTGACGGAAGCCTTGATCTACTATTTCACTTCTTTGCAAGAGGCAAAGAACGCCTTTATCGTTGCGCAATCTTCCGATGCTTCGAACAACCTGTATGATATGTTCCAGCTCTACTACGAGCGTGTGCCGGCAATCATCCAACCGATGAGCCGGAAGAACAACGCCAAGAAGCTGACTTTCGAAAATCCAGCGATCCGGACGGCAGACCGCCGAAAGAATCCGGGTCTTAAATCAAAGATTACTGTTCAGACTGCCGAAAGTCGGGTGCTTGCCCGTTCGGATACGATTCATTACCTGCATGCTTCAGAGGTAGCCTTCTGGCCTGCCAAGAAGAAGAAACGGCATCTGCTGTCGCTCTTGGCCGCACTGTCCAAGGAACCGGGTAGCATCGGGGTTATCGAATCCACGGCCAACGGCATGGAAGAGTTTAAGCAAATGTGGGACGCAGCCGTGAAGGGCGAGAGTGACTTTGCTCCGCTCTTTTTTGCATGGTTCGAAATGCCGGATTATCGCAAGCCAGTTCCACCGGGCTTTGAACTAACCGAAGAAGAACAGGAGCTCAAGGAAAAATATGCGCTGGACGATGAGCAATTGCAATGGCGCCGGTACACCATCCGGAATGATTGCGGCGGCGATCCGAGGCAGTTTGACCAGGAGTATCCGTCCGAACCGGACGATGCCTTCTTGTTGTCAGGCGAGGGCATCTTTGACAACAAGTTCATAAAACGTCTTCGGGATGCGATCAGCTTGTTCGGCAGCCATCACGAGATCGATTTTGTCAAAAACAAGATCATCCCTACGCTTTCGGGCGAACTGGTCATCTACAGAAAACCGGAACCAGGCAAACGGTACGTTCTGGCGGCGGATACAGCCAAGGGGAAGGAAGACGGCGACTACGATGCGGCTTATGTGATTGAGACGCGCACAGGCGAAATGTGTGCGGCTCTCCATGGGAAGTGGGACACCGACTTGTACGGTAAGAAACTGAACACGCTCGGCTTGTATTACAATACTGCACTGTTGGCCGTAGAGAACAACAATACCGGGGAATCGGTGCTGAATACATTGTTCAATACCTGCCATTATCCGTTGCTCTTTATGCACAAGAAGGGAACTATGGGATGGAACACCAACCAAGCTACCCGCCCTGTCATGATAAGCGACTTTAAGGAAGCGATCAGGGATCAACTCTTTGAGATATATTGTCCTGCGTTATACGGCGAGTGTATGACGTTGATAGACAAGAATGGAAAAGCCGAGGCCGATAGCGGTTGTAACGATGACCGAGTCATGGCCTATTCCATCGCTCTGCAGGTGCGGCAGGTAGCAGATAAGTGGTTTGAATGGTTCAAAAAGAAGCAACAGAAGCGGGATGAACAGAATGAAAATGAGGAAAAAGTGGGGTGGATATAGATGAGTGAAGGCAATGCTGCTTGGATCCCGATCGCCAAGGAAGATGGGGAACGACACATCCCGTCCAGCGCTCAGCTGCCCGATGTATTCGATAAGCTCTATGATCACCATGGTCTGCTACCCTTTGAACCAGGCAATGATCCTGCCAGCTGCAGGCAGCTTGTCAAAAACAGCAATATCATTCCGCAATGCATCGAAGCATACAAGCGTAATATTGCTGGTTATGGCATCGCACTAGAGTATTTGCCGGGTGAAGATGACAGCACGGCCAAGGAAGAATGGGACCGGGCTGAGCGATTCCTGGAGACCTGTAATTTGGAAGACTCTCCGGACGAAATTGTGAGTCAGTTGATTGAAGATCTCGAAAGCACCGGAATGGCCAATCTTGAGGTTGCTTGGATTTCTGGCACTGAGTTCCCAACGATCTTCCGAATGGACCCGAAATACGTTCGGTATACCAGGGAGAGCAAACTGACAACGATCAAGCGGAAACGGAGAATAAGTTCAACCAAGAAGATCGAAGAGTTTTCGCAGGAAATCTATGCCCGACGCTATGCCATGAAGCGGGGGACATCCGTGGTTTGGTTCAGGTTATTCGGAACCGAAGGTACCAATAATCAAATCATCCCTTTGCGCATCGGCAACGATGGCGCATATGGGGAACCACGGTGGTTCGGGAATGCGCCTGGCGTAGTAGGGGCTCGCGAAGCTGAGGAGTTGAACGTTTCTTATTTCAGCAATGGCCGCATGTTGTCCATGATCCTGACCGTAACGAATGGGAAACTGACAAAGCAGTCTATGGAATTGCTGAAGAATGTCAAGGGTTCACAATCACAGGGTGGTATCCTGTACCTTGAAGCAAAGGGCGAAGAAACAGGTGGTCCGATGGATGAGAAGGTCGAGAAAGTCGCTATAAAGCTGGACAAGCTGAACGACCTTCTGCAGCAAGATGCCCTTTTCCTCGAATACGGCAAGGAGAAGAAATCTGATATCCTGTCTGCCTTCAGGCTGCCGCCGATCTTGGTCGGCCAGAGCTCGGATTATAATCGTGCAACAGCACAGGCTGCGCTTCAATTCGCGGAGGAACAAGTCTTTGAACCCTACCGCAAATGGATCATGAACGAGCTGTTCAATAAGCGGCTGTTCCCTGCTATGGGAATTTTCCGGGTGCGGGCGGTATTGCGTGGTCCAAACATCATTGATCCGGAAGACCGGAAGTCGATGCTGGACTTTATCGCTGACCGTGGCATTATGCTGGTTCGTGACCTGATCCCGATTGCAGAGGACGTTCTAGGAACGACGATCGATGAAAATAAATACAGTCCTGAATATCTTGATACGCCGATTGCTCAGCTTGCTGGCAGCCAGCCAGAGCTGCTCGATCCAGAGAAATACAGCGACACGGATAACCTGCAGGAGCGGGTTGTTACGATCGCCAAGCGTTTGCTTCGTAAGGGTGGGGCCGAGGTGGGCGTACATGTGTGAAGCATGCTGGACACTGATCGCCAAGGCCGATAACGATGAGTTTCTGGATAGCCTCGAGCTGACCTATGTGGAGCGTAAGGTCCTGGAACAGTTGTACAAGCAGGGCGAAGAACGAATCATGGAGATATTGGAGCTTCAGGGTGAGGCCCTGCAGGATGCGATTGCGGAACTGAGTGAGGAATCCCTGGGTGACATCGGCGAGCTGGCAAAGGTGCTTATCTCACTTCATACCTCGGAAGTGTTCTCGGATATGTTTGAGCAGGCCATACAGGAAGCCTTCGAGCCATTGTTTCATTTGGCCGGAGAGTCAGAGCTGGTTGCTTTGGACGACGCAAAGATCTGGAGCACCAAGAACAAGGCGGCAAGGGATTTCGTGAAAGAGATCCGCGAATTGGTGCCGGATATGAACACAGCCTCCACAGATACCCTGCTGCGCAGCTTTGAAAAAGCGATCGATGAAGGGAATACGCCTTCAGAACGTGCCATGCTGGTTCAGGAGATCAGCGCCCAGGCGGCTGACGGAGATGAAGGACCGTTTTCTATGCAACGGGCACAACGCATCTCGCGCACCATGAGCACAGCTGCGGCCAACGGTGGTAAGCTGGAAGGCTGGAAGCAATCTGAGGTAGCCAAGGGTAAGAAATGGCGCTCTGCTGCCGGCTCACGGACTCGGAAATCTCACCGCAAAGCAAATGGCCAAGTAGTTGCATTGGACAAGCCGTTTAAGGTCGGATCCAGCAAGCTGATGTATCCGGGAGATCCGGCAGGTGAGGCAAAAGAAATTGTAAATTGCCGCTGCACGATGCAGCTGGTTATGGATTAAGCGAGGTGAACTGAATATGAGGAAAGTAGGTATGGTGCTTCTGTTGTCATGCCTGTTTGTCATTGGATTATTCCTGAGAGGAGGTGAGAAAAAAAATGCCATTCAAATTGAAAGACGCCAAAATTACGCACCTATCGCTCGTCGATAAAGGCGCGAACGGGGTTCCGTTCGCCATTATCAAGAATGCAGGGGAAAACGCGATTCAAAAACAAGTGCAGATTGCCAAAGTGGACGATACTAAACGGATCGTGATCGGGGTTGTGTATCAACCGGACACGCCGGATGCTCATGATGATCAGATGACTGCAGATGAAATTGAAAAGGCGGCTCATTTGTTCATGGAAAACCAGCATACTTACAACATCGATAAGCAACATGATTTGGAAGCTGACAAAGGTTATGTCGTCGAATCCTATATTGCCCCGTGTGATATGGAGATCGGTGATCAGGTGATTGTCAAAGGGTCATGGGTCGCTGGTGTTAAGGTGACGGACGATGAGACATGGGAATCCATCCAGAAAGGAGAGATCACCGGGTTTTCGATGTGGGGCGTGGGCAAGCGTGAAGAGATCCAGGAGGAAGAACAGGTATCCAAGGGCCTGCTAAATCGCATTGCAAAAGCTCTTGGACTGATTGAAAAAGGCGCTGTCGCTGACAAATACAATAAAAACCGAAAGAACCGTGAATTCTGGGCTGCTCAAGACGCTCTGAACGCGGTTCTTTTTCGTTGGGATTCATGGGAATCTGGGATGGAAACAGACCCGGAAATCATCCGCGAAGCCTTGCAGGATTTCGTTGAAATCGCCCAGGAGGTATTGGTGCAGGAAGACATTGTGAAGGCCATCGGCAAGCCGCCGGAGCAAATCACCAAGGCTGGAAAGAAAATTTCCGCAAGCAACTTGAAGCATATTGATGACGCCATTGCTACATTGACCGAACTGAAAAATAAGACGGCTCCTGTAGAAGAGCCCGAGGAGGATAACGATTTGAAACCAGAAGAAATTGCAAAAGCTGTGCAGGCTGCCATCCAGCCGATCGTTAAGCAGGTTGAAGGATTGGCTGCCGATGTGACGGAACTGAAGAAGCAGGAAGGCGAAGGAGCCGAACCTGCAGGGAGCACGGAGGGTGGGAACGAAGCGCAGCCTGATGTTTTGGCGGACGCTATTGCAAAGGCGCTAGCCCCACTACAAGAGCAAATGACCACACTGGCCGCTGATGTGCAGCTTGTTAAAAACAGTCGCGGCGGATCTGCACAGGGAGAGCCTGAAGACGACATTAAGAAGTCTGCCAATGGAGGCGTAAGCTTCAGCGGTTTGCTTTAAATCAGTCCAAATTTGAAGGGAGATAAATAAGTATATGAAAACCAACGGACAAATCATTCAGAAATCGACCATCGTTACACCGATGGATCAGACTGCCCTCAATTATGAGCAGGTAGACAAATTCACGGAAATGGCTTACGAATCGACAAGCTTTTTGAAAGGGATCCGCACGGTGACTCGTACCAGTGCAAAGGGGACCATCGATAAGATCGGTGTAACCGGTCGTAATCTTCGAAGCAAGGTTGAGAATGTGGGGGCGACGAATACGGCTGCTCCTACTTTCCCGCAAGTGCCTTACGCTGTAGCCCCTGTCGTGCTGCCATTTGAAATCACGGAAGAGTTCATCCGTCAGACGCAGCGTGTCCGCGGTCAAAACGCTGAGGATATCATCATGGCTGCCATGACAAGGAACTTCGGCGAAAACATGCAGGATCTCGGATTCAACGGGGATACAGCTACACCCAACACTGACCCTGACTATGATTTCTTGAAGATCAATGACGGATGGCTGAAGAAAGCGAAGTCTAAGGGGAACTTTATCGACTGGGCCACGCTCCCGGCTGAAAAGAAGGTGGGAATCTTCTTCGAACTGGAGAGAGCCATCCCAACACGCTTGCGTGCTAGCGGTGAATTTAAGTATTTTATGCACCCGAACACTTTCAGCGAGCGCCTGCAGAAGCTGGCAGAGAAGGATACCAGCGCATCCATCCAATTGCAAATCACCGGTGGTGTGAAGAAAATAAACTCTTACGATGTTGAAGAAGTGCCTCACATGCCAGAAGGTGCTGTATTGTTCACTTATCATCAGAATTTTGTACTGGTGAACACCTACGACATGCAGATCCGGAAGACCACGGAAGGTAAAGAGGCAATTTATGCGGACAAACGCTTCTATGCGATCCATTCGGACTATGATTCTATTTTCGAAGAGCCGGGAGCTGTCAGCTATTCGGAAGGGGTGACATTCTGATGCCATTCATTACTTATCGGGGGGATAATACGTCCTTGATGCTTTATGGCATCCGGTTTCCTGCCAAAGTGCCGGTAATGGTCGAGAATGAATCGATTGTGAAAAAGCTTCGTGAACGACCTGATTTTGAAATCAACGAGGAAAAGGTCATACCTTTGGAGGATTTGACCGTGTCTCAACTCAAAGACAAAGCGAAGCTGGCGGGGATTGAAGGTTTTGCAGACATGAAGAAGCCCGAGTTGATTAAAGCTTTGAAAGGGGAATTCGCCCCGGTCGATAACGATCCGCCTGTCAACGGCCTGGGCACCAAAGAGGGAGCTGACGGTACGAATGCTGACAGCAACAATCCTCCAACAACGTAGTCGTGTAGCTCCGATCCAGGAAGCCACAGCGGAACAACTGAAACAATATATTGATGACGCCCAGGTGCGCATTGAACTGTATCTGCCAATGCCTTTCCCGGAAGTCGTGGATCGGCAGCTCATGCTTGCCTGGGTTAAATTAGCTGAGGGGCTTGCCTTACAGGATAGCGAGGAATACCTGGCCGCTGTCGCTCGGAACTATGCTTCTGAGAGTGACGGGGCTTGGACCTATACTCGGCAGGCGATCGCAGGCAAAACCACGGGGAACCCGGACGTGGATGCTATCCTTTTCCTCTGGGTCAAGAAGCAGCAGGAAGGGCCGGATGAAGGTAACATCACGGCTTATTTGCTGTGAACCACCGCTTTAAAACGCCGCTTGCTGTGTACCGGGTGGGCAGCAAGCGGGATGGCGATGATCTATTCAGTGATCGCAAGTCGGGAAAGGTTGCGGATCTGAAGTGTTTTGTAATCAAGACAGAGACATCTGAAAAAACCGACTCCAAACCAGTGCTGTACATTGTCAAAAAGACCATCGGCGTACCGAAGGCGTCCGACATCCAGCTTGGTGACGAGGTGGTCCTGCTAGGTCGTCGTTATCTGGTCATTGACTCGATCCCGCGTCGTTACTGGCGTGAATTACTGGTCACATGCGAGGTGAAAGGCAATGATCGTTAATGATTTTGATGGACTGGCCCGCCGTTTCCGTCAGCTTGCCGACAAGGGCATGAAACAAGTCCTTACGAATATCGCAGAAGCCTTGGGTGAAGCTTTGTTGAACCACGTCATTGACGAGATCGATCGTCAAGGCCTGATTGACACGGGCCTGATGTGGAACTCATTTACTCGAGGTGGAGAAGGGAACGTATGGGAATGGGATGTTGATCGGAACGCGATTACGCTTGAAGTAGGATCCAATCTTGGTGCGGATTCAACGGATCAAAATGTCTGGGGCTATCCACGACTGATTAACGAGGGATATACGATCCATAAGGCACATTTCGTGCCGGGATATTGGAACAGCGGCGGTTCGTTTGTATATGACCGCAATGCGAAGGGTGGATTTATGGCCAAACCGCGATCCTTCATCGGCAGGAGGTACTTTGATTTGGCGGTTGCAGAGTTTGAAGGCGGGATGAATCAATTGATTATTAAACGTTTGGAAATTGAACTGGAAAGGGTGCTGCGCTAATGGACGCTGGTTTGAAAGCATGGGCTGAAATTGTGCGGCAGGTATACCCTGATCTTCCGATCCTGCGTGACCGGACACAGTGGCTTGCTGGAAGTTTCGAGCGGCCATCGGTGTTTATTGAGACGGATCTGGTGTCCGACAAGGTCCATACGCCGCGGGCAGACCGGATCATTGAGGATGTGGGGCTGGTGTTCCACTTTGACAAGGAACGTATGACCGAGGAAGACGAGGGTGAGCCGATTCCCTTTGATCTGACCCCGTTCTTCACCTTTCTGCGAAAGCGAAGGTTCTGTTATTCGTCCCAACGTTTCGGCGTCGCCTTGGTTATCGAGCCGCCTCGCACTCGACCGGAAAAAGACCGGATCGAGGTCACCTTCCGATATTCGTATCTGCTTGCGGTTCCAAAGGATCCGGTCCCGAAGATCAATGAATTCTACATTGCATATGGAAAGGAGCGTACACCTTGAGTACAAAACGAAAAGAAAAAGATGATTCCGCTGCTTCGGTCCATTTGGATTTAAACAAGCGGACCAAGCAAGAATGGATTGAGGGCGCAGCCGCCTTGAAGCACGAACGCTTTGAGGTGGCAGGCGCCCTTTTTAATTGCAAACCAGATGAACTTCTATCTCAGCAAGATGTACAAAGCCGACTGGATGCCTACCTGCGTCCGGCGGCAAAGAAGGAGGAAACGCTGAATGTCAATTCAGAGAGTTAGACCAGGTGCGTATGTCGAGTTGATTGCTCTGGCCAAGGCCAGGGTTGCGCCGTCGATGGGTCGGGTGCTGGTCCCGTACCAGGCCGAATGGGGGGCGGCTAATTTTGCTGTAGATATGGCTGACACTTCCGAGCGCCTGAAAGAGAGCGGCCTGCAGGTTGATGTGCTGGAGCTTGCCGCCGAAACAGGAGCAACGGTGGTCGGATACCGGGTGACCAACGACCAGGAAAAAGCGGCTGCAGCGACTGTGGCCGACAGTTACACGATTGAGGCGCGTTACCCTGGGTTACGCGGAAACGATTTTGAGTACATGATCCGGACGAGCCTGGTCGATGCGACCAAAAAAGAGATCGTTGTACGGGATACCAAAGGAATCTATGACACGGAGACATTCTTGGTGGCTGATAAACCATCCGCGGAAGAAGCGCTGAAGAAATCCAACATGGTCCGTTTCAAGGCATTGGGCGCTTTAGATATGGCTGACGTAGATTATACGCCGCTGACCGGGGGTGTTTCTGGTACTGGAACCATCACAGCTTCCGACTGGAGCCGTATATTTAACCGGGTGGATGGCCTAACATTTGATGTGTTTTATCTGTCCGCAACCGATCCAGCCGTTCAAGCAGCTGCGAAACAGTGGTTGCTCGATCGACGGACTAAGGCCCGCAGACTGGCTCAGATGGTTGTCGCTGGCCCTGCTGCTGATGATACGGACATTGAAAAGCATAACGCTCGCAGCCGTGCAATGAATGCCCGTTACATTGTCAATTGTTCCTTGGCTGGTACACATACCAACGGGAAAACCTATAATTCCGTGCAATGGGCTGCGTGGGTCGCAGGTCTGTTGGCCGGCACGCCTGCGAACAAGTCCTTCACAGGTGTTAAGGTGCCGATGACATTGGCAGCCATCGATTGGAGTCATAGCGAAGTTATGAAGGGGCTGGCCGAAGGAACACTCATGGCCACGCGTGACGGGTATGACTACATCATTGAGTCGGCAGTCAATACGTTGACCACTATGGGAGCCGGCGAGCGGGAGGACTTCGGCAAGATTCGTGTATCGATGACGATCGACCAGATCCTCAACGACATTTATGGTGCGGCTAAAAAGCAAAAGGCGAAACTCGACAATGACAAAGATGGCCGGGGGATGTTCATTGCTTCTGTGTTGGAGTATTTGTCAATTCGCGCTGCTCAGAAGGCCATCGCATCGGAGTATACTTTCACGGAAGACCCTGATCAAGTGAGCGACTTTGACTATGCTTACTTTAAGCTGTACGCCAAACCGCTTGATGCGATCGAAGCATTCTATATCACATGGGAGGTGGCGTAATCGATGGAACGCGAACTGATTGGCCGGAATCTATCCGTCCAGGATGACAACGGTGATCCGATCCAAACGATTAAAGAGATCGAGGTCATCTTGCAACCTGAAACACTGGATGTGGTGCGTGCCCGAAAAATGGCAAAGACGAAACAGATCGTGGGTTACGAAATCCCGGTCAAACTGGTCATGTCTAAGTTGGAATCACGCCTGCGCTATCGCTTGTTGGCCGATTTCAAGGCGGGCAAGACGATGTTCTTGGATCGCATCACTGGTGCGCTTGAGGATATGCAAACGGGTAACGTCGAGCGAGTTCTAATCACCGGCATCCATATTCATGGAAACATGGATATTATCGTGGCTCAGATCGATAGCAACAGCGGTATTGATATCACTTTAGAAGGTACCGCCTCTGACTTTGAATTTGTTGAAGAATTTCCGGATTATATGGCTTAAGGGACGGGCAACCGTCCTTTTTCCTTTTCACCAAAAATTAATTTTAATTAATGGAGGCACATACGATGAGCGACAAATTGCAGAAATACTTGGCACGGGGCAAAGGGAACAGTAAACCAGAAACCATCACAGTGGAAGCTGATGGAGAACAATGGTCTGTTCGTAAGCTGACGACTGTGGATGTGCGTCGGGCATATGAGTTGGCTTACAACGATGATGGCACGGCCAAAGAGACCTACAATGACCTTGACGTCATGATTGTGAAGGCAACCGAGCATGATTTTGACTGGAACAATATCGAGCTGCTGAAGGCATTCAATTGTGTTGAAAAATTTGAGCTGCCCCCGCGGCTTCTTTCGGATCCGGATGAGTACGGTAAGCTGAGTAAAGCAGTCCGAAATTTCAAAGAAACGAAGGAAGAACTGTTAAAAGAAGCAAAAAACTCATCCGGCGAGACGGAGAAGCAAGCTGGGTAGCGTCCTTTTGGATCAACCAGAAAAAACTGCCTGCCGAAGTCTTGCCTTATGATGTGGATCTGAATCGACAGTATCACTTTTGCTTGGCTGCATCCATGTTGGCCGAGGAAGAGTTAAAGAAACTCAATAGAAGCCGGGGGAGGGGGTGAACGACATGGCAACGGCGAAACGCATAACGGTGCCCATTGAAGCGCAGGATTTGGTGTCCGGTACGCTGCGCCGCATGCAGCGAGGATTTCAATCGACGCAAGATGATGTTTCAAGGTTGCGGCGAGCAGCGGGGGAGTTGGGTCAAGACTTTATTACCAGCGCCCGCCGTGCGAGTGAATCAGCCCGCGATCTTGGGGCGCAGATCGGCAGAGCTACCAATGAAGCCCGTCAAATGGGGAGAACAGCGATCGGCGATTTGTTCAGCCGTGCGCGGGCGAGTGCAGAAAACTTCCGGCGGTCGGTATCCCGTGCCGACAGTGAAGTACGCTCTATGAGCGATGCCCATGTAACGCTCAGGGCTGACGATCAAATCAGTCCTCTCATTGACAACATATCCGCCAAAATCTCTGCCTTAGCAGCGTTGGGCGGGGGGATGGTGTTAGGCGGCGGGGTCTCGGATTCCCTCTTTGGAGGAGTAGGGGATTATTACACTGAAGCTGCTCGAGCTGCCCCTTACCTGTCAGCACAAGAGAGGGATCGAGCGCTTGTTGTTAATGATGAACTATATGCACAAGCGATCATTCCGGATCGTGCTACAGGAGCCAGAAGCCTTGCCGATTTAGCACCAATGGTTTCTGATAAATCACAGATTGGTGATGCCTTGTCATCGTCGGCAAAGATTCAATATATCCGTCCTGATTCGAGTTCAGAAGAAATAAACCGCGCCTTGGTTCAAGCTAGTAATGCTTTTAAAGAGGCGCCAACTCAAATTGCGGATAGTATGATGTATGCTTATAAGAATGTTGGCGATCGACAGCAAGACTTGTTTGATACTTTTTGGGAATACAGTCCGTACTTTGCTAGTTCGGGAACCAGTTCAGCGCAAATGTCTAATTTCTTGACTAAAACGGTCCAAGAAGGGGCATTTAACTTTGATAAGCCAGGCGACTTTTTCAAAGAAGTCTTTGGTGTCAAAGCATTGAACAAGGACGATATGGTTAACTACTTTATCAGTCGAGGTTCAGGAAAAAATGATGCGCAGCGCCAAGCCGAAGCTTTTACTGCAGATATTAACTCTGGTAATAGTCAACAGGCACAGGGGGCTGTTGCAGCATTGCTGGCCGATCTGGCAAGCCAGAATAGAAACGACCTGAAACAATCCCTCGTGTTACTGGGGTCAGCGACAGCGGAAGATAACTCCGATGCTATTCTTAAAACGTACGGAGCGGCATTCGAAAAGGCACCCGATATGACAGGTACCACTAACCGACTGCTCGAACAACAACAAGCTGCAGATCCGTTGGTCGAATACAGACAAACCCAAAATCAGATGAAGGCGCAACTTCAAGACATCGGCGGCACAATTATGCAGGCATCAATTCCTGCTATGCAAGAGTTCAACTCGCTGCTGGTTGAAAATAAGGACAGTATTGAGGCGTTTGGATCCGGAATTGCAACAGGGATCGAAAATGTAATAGGTTTCTATAAAGATCATACTGGAGCTATTAATACTGCACTATTGGGATTGGCCGGTGTTCTGGTCACCAAGGCGATTACCTCCTTCACTAAAGGAATTATGCAGCTAAACAGAGACTTGGTTGGGGCGGGAAAACGGATTTGGAGTATGACATCCACTGGAGGTAAGTGGGTATGGAACAAGCTTCCTACCAAACGTAAATTTGGCGGAGGCGGTTCCCCTTCAATCGAAGGACCTGAGCTCCAATCCGTGACAACGATGAATGTTAACGCTGGTCGCGTTTATATTACTGGCAATGTCGGTGGCGACGATGGAAGTCGTAGAAGAAGAGGGAGAAATCGCCGTCGGGGAAGGAATCGGACTGGCTCCATGCCAGACATCGATCGTCCACTACCTAGACAATCAAATGATGTCAAGCCGGCAAAAGGACGGACTCCTCGCGGAATCTCGTTGGGCGGTAGCGCCAAGGGATTAATGCGGGCGGGTGGTATTCTTGGTGCTGTTGGAGGAACAGCTATCGGCGCCTATGATCTATACACGGTAGCCAAGGAGGAAGGATTTAAAGAAGCCGTCGCTACCCGCGGCGGATCTGTTGTAGGTGGTGTTGCTGGGGGAGCGATAGGTGGCGTTGTTGGCTCCTTAGCTGGTCCAATCGGATCAATGCTTGGTGCGTCGGTGGGTAATTTTGTGGGTGAGAAGGTCGGGAATTGGTTTGATGACTCGGGTATCACCAGGAAAGTGGTGGATACCTTCTCGGACATTAGCTCAAACGTATCTACATGGGCCAGCAATACTGCCGATACCATTAAAGAAACCGTGGGATCTTGGACAAACACAGCGGCTGAATGGTTGGGAATTAAGAAGAAAGAGCCGCCTGAAGAACCGCGGCCTGAATCGAAACTCACCTTTACCGGAACTGCCGAGAACCAAGTCAAGGTAGAAGCTGCTTTGAGGAGCTTCTATCAAGACGTGGGTCAAAAAGGGATGAAAGAAGCCATTACGAATGTGGTGGATCAGTCTGGCGTGAAGACGGCTATGGACGGCCTCAAGTCCTCATTCTCGGACATTTGGGAACGTTCAAAAGCTAAGGCAGCGCAGGAAGAAATTAAGGGAGTTGGAGTTGAGGCGCAAAAGGCGGGAGAGAAAACCAAGAACCTTGCCCAAACTTCAAAGAGCAGCACCCAAGAAATTGTATCTGGAGCAAAAGACGCGAGCCAGAGTTTTTCCGGTGTAAGTTCTTCTGCTGGCAATGCAGCATCACAGACTAGGCAACATCTGATGTCAATCCAAAATGTAGTCAGTCAGGGCAGCAGCTGGGGAAGCAATTTAATATCTATGATGGCCGCCGGCATGCGCAATAAATTCCCGTCCCTGACATCTGTTGTTTCTCAAGCCGCGGGGGTCATTAAAAACTATCTGGGATTCAGTTCACCGACCAAAGAAGGGCCGGCCAGTAATTCGGACAAATGGGCCGTAAACTTTGTGAACATGTTTGCTGATGGCCTGAACCCTGCAAGGATACGCGAGCGAATGAACCTAATCGCCGGGACCATGCAAGAAGGCGTTGATGGAATTGAGGGACCGGGTATGTCCGGAAGCAGCATTCCGCTGCGGACAACCCCACTAGCAGAGCAAGGGGCAACCGGTTCTAAAACGGTGACTATCGGGAATATAACGATGGACTTTAGCGGTCTTGGAGCAGGCATTACCGATTTCCAATCGTTTGCTAAGGCTCTGACCAGCCCTGAAGGCCGCGCGCTCATCCGGCAAGTATTCGGCGAGGAATTGTACAAAGTACTGGAGACAGGGGGTTAAAACATGCTGGCTATGTTTCAAGGAGCGATCCGGCTAACTTTCCCAATCACCCCGGCCGAGATCCAGATCACAACCGGCAACAATGTTGATACGTTCAGTGTAATCACAGGTCAGGAACGAACAGGGAAACCCTCTGCCAAGCTGCAGAGGGTTTCTTTTTCGACGATTCTGCCACGAGGATGGCGTGAATTGTGGGAGACAGACAAGAAGCAAACGGTCACTTATAAACGACCAGAGACGACATGGCAGCTGCTAGAAAAGTGGAAACCGAAGCCCGTTGTGCTGAACTTTGAAGAATTGTTTTCTCAGACTATGTTGATTGAAAGCATGGACATCGTATATAAGGATGGCCAGGGCAATATTCACATTACGATGACTCTGGTCGAGCATAAGCCTGTAAAAATCGTAACCTACAGCAATACTAAGCAGCTCCTGAAGCCTGGTGTAATCATCACCAAAGCTTCAAAAAGCAGACCGAACACAACAGCCAAATCAGACAAAAAGAATAAAAAGAAGTCAAGTGAAAAAAAGAAGAAAGCCGAAGCGAAGAAAAAAAGCAAGGCAGCCAAGGAAAACGCTGATAATGCAAAAGGAGCATTTGACTATACAGCACAAAGGAACAAAATTTCATCGGCATTGGCCAAGCCGATGTAAGGAGGGGGATCATGGACAAGTTCGCAGTCATTTATGGCAAAAACGATGCCAGATCGGCCCTGACTCCTGCGGTAACAGACGTGTCTTGGTCATCTCAAAGGGATGAAATTGCTCGAAGCATGACCGTACGACTGCGTGATATTCCAACGGTCAGTGTGGCCGGTATGCTGATGTGCTTTTCTCATAGGGTAGGCAAGGATCTCCTTCATCACAAAAACCAATTCTTCCACGGTCCAATCATCAAATATGAAAAGGATGAATTCTCGGGAGTTTGGGAAATCGATGCTCGTGAAATTGGTTGGTACTTGGCCAAGAATAAAGGGACTCGGCCGTATTTGAAGGGTGAGGCAGGAGCTGAACTGCAGCGCTACATTAAAACTACGGGCGTAGACTTCCGCTGCCCCAATCTGGGGTTTAACCTGGACGAGAGGTACGGGACGATGGCTCATTCCGAAGTCATCTTGGATGTGCTGCAAAAAGCATATGAGCGTAGCGGCTACCGTTATCATGTGGATGCGATCCGTACGGATAAACACTTTTATCTGCAGGTGGTTCGAGAGGGTACGAACGAGCGCGTGCCTATTTTTGTACCTGAACAAATGGAAGCCAGTACCGCTGGATACGACTTGGAAGATACGTACACGGTGGTCACCGCGCAGAAATATAAGGATGACAAGATCGTTTCTTCTGTTACAAAAACAAATGCCGATGCACTCAAAACGTTTGGTCGAATGGAAGAAATCATCGAAGTGGAAGAAGGTGAGAATCCGACCACAATAGCTACGCAGAGGGTTAAAGCCATGTCATCTGCGAAGCAGACCAAGAAAATCACGGTGCGTCATAATGACTACACACTGGCGGGGCTGCGTGCTGGGTGGCTTGTATTAATTAAGACCACGGTGGTCACCAAATGGATCGTGGTGAGTGCCGATAGCAGCTGGCGAAACGGGATATTCACCGTCAAGTTGGTCTTGGAAAGAAGGGAAGCTTGATGCTGCTGGATGCAATTAAGCTGTTACAGAATAAGACGAGGGATCGCATCGATGCCCGTGATACGGAGCGAGCAACGCTCCTGAGCTGGCCTGCTGCAAAGATCGAAGTTGACGGCGATCCCTATCCTTATGAAGCTGGGAGCCTGGTTTTTGCGGATTACCTGCAGGAGCGTGAAATAGAAGTTACCTTTGAGGTAACGGAGCCAGAGACTTCGACGATGAAAGGGAAATTACTGATTCCCAGCCCTCTGAAGGCTGGCGATCGACTAATTGTTTCCCGGATGACCGGGCAGCGGTATTACGTTCTCGGAAAGGAGTGATAGCGGATGGACGAGGAAGAGACAATTTTCCCTGATATGGAGCTGGATGAAGTCGATGTGACCGATTTGGTGGACTCCATTCCTTCCGGAACCAAATGGACCTATAAAATAGACTACCGCACCCGCAGGGCTGTACTGGACGAGTTCGGGCGACCTGTACGTACCGAAAGCTATGAGGAGTTCCTTGTAGAGACGGCGATGAAGATCCTTAGTACTGAACGGTTTCAGTATGTGGTTTATGGTGCGGATATAGGTGTCGAAAAATCAGAATGGCCAGGTTGGGAAGATCACGAAATCATCCGTGACATCGAAGAGGCACTAACGGCTCATCCTGAGATCGAGGAGGCCGAGGTAAAATCGATGACCCGCGTTGATCGTGGAATGGAATTAACTGTCCTCATCACTGGTCTGGTTGGCAGTGCTGAACTAAATGAGGTGATCGAGTTATGAGCCTAACGATTAATGATTTGCCGAAATTCCCGAGTATGCCCGTACTCGAAGAAACACCCGATATGATCTATCAACGTTGGGTCAATCGTGTGATTGCGCTGGCTAATGAGCGCGGCTTACCGCCGCCGCCAGTAGGGGAAGGGGAGTTTTTTTATGACATGTGGTACCCAATCGCTCAGGAGCTTGCCGAGCAGCAAGAGTTATGGGGGTATGGCGTGCTGCAGGCCACACCCATCTGGGCAGATGATGAGTTTTTGGACGCTCACGGGTGGGCTGACGGGATCCCGCGCAAAGAAGGGGAATCGAACGATGATTATCGGCTGCGGATTCTAGATCGAGCGTTTAGCGAAGAGGGGAGCGGTCGCCGCAAAGATTACGAGAACTGGGCCAAAGAGATTCAGGGCGTGGGCAATGCCGTTGCCCGTGAAAAGGAACGTCATGACAATTCAATCGATCTATACTTGACGGATATGTCCGGTCAGCCGATTACACCAGAGTTTGCTGAGCAGGTCAAGGAGCTGATGTGGGAGGATTACCGCATTGCCGGGCATGATCTGGCCGTGCATCCGGCACCGGTATTTGTTGTCAGCGTGAAAGCTACGCTGGAAACAGCTGAGGACCTTCAAAAGTTGGCTGAGTTGATCCGGCAGCGTGTGATCAGTTACGCAAACGGCCGCAGTAAGCTGTTATATAACTATATTGCTGCTCTCCTACTGGTGCCGGGCGTCGAGAACTACAGCGCCTTTACGCTCAATGATGGCCATCAGGATGTGGACATCCCTCCGGTATCGATTCTGCAGGTTGAGGTGATCCTTTCATGATTCCTATTCGATACCGGGAAGTGTTGCCGCCCTATTGGTATGAAAACGAGGTGGCGGGGTGGCACTTTTGCGTTATGGAGGAAGAGATCGATTCGCGTGAAAAGAAGATGGATGATCTGGTCGACCAGTTCTTGTTGAAGCGTGCGACATGGGGGCTTGGGCTTTGGGAGTGGATCTACTTTCGTGCGGAACAGGTTGGTACGATTGAGCAGAGGCGGGAGGCAATCCGCCGGAAACGGTTGGCCAAGAAGCCATTCAAATTGTCGATTCTCCGGCAGTTGGGTGCTCAATACGGAAAACTACTAGATGTGAAAGAAAAATTTCTGGACAAGGAGATTCACTTTGAATATGATACCAGCTCCCCGATCAGCCTCGAGGGGCTATTTGGTGATTTCGAATATATCCGCCCGGTCCACATCAATCGAGCAGTCCCTATTGCCAAGGCGCCTGCATCAACGATCACATTGAGTGCCAAGGCTTACAAGTACAACATCGATTTTCCGATCTGCGGCCTAGAGATGCCTATGGAGCCAGGGACGAGCGGTACAATAGCAGCCCAGCACATAACCATTGGTGCGGCGACGACACGTGCCAGCATCGACAGCCCGATCACTGGTTTTGAAATACCTATGCAAGGAGGGATGCCGTGATGGCAGATATAATTCAACCACTACTGCTAGATTACGTGGTCAACGATGTAGATTCGCACTTTGATCACGCGTTGGTCAACGTGAGCGGACAACTTGTTCGATACCCGATCCACAATACTGTTATTTCAGGGAGAAGCGTCCGGAAATACGTATTCTTAAGTGACACAGATCTGATTGGAAAGCAGATCCTTGGAGCGTCTTTGATGGATGATCAAGGTAGAACACTTGCTAACCAAAGCATGAACATCGTGAAAAATAATCGGGGGTTCCTTATCGGATTTGAATTTACCGTGAAACTGGAGGTGAAACCAATTGTATAACAAACAGGTGTGGAAAGATGAGATTCCGGATCTTGCTCGCCCTATCTTAGACGGATCGGGGAAACAGAAGACGGATCCGCAGACGGGCCGGCCGTTGTTTGAACTTGTTCAGGAAGGAACTCGAATTACGTCCACTCGCCTTAATACGATGGAAGGCGGAATCGAAGCGGCTCATACGTTGGTCGAACAGCTAGCCAAGGAGTTGGGCGGCAATTTTGTTGCCGTAATCAATGGGGTTATGGGACTGCAGTGTAGTGCGCAAGGACTGACGGTCACTTGGACCGCTGGGGTGGCTTATGTCGGCGGCCGACGGTTTGAAGTATCTGCCGGCAATATGCCTCTCAATCCAACTCAAGGGCAGTATTTGTATGTAGACACAGATGGGATCGTCAAAAAGACAACATCTCAGGCAACAGCCAAAGCAGGGGTGTTGCTTTTTTATGTAGCGACGGATAGCAGTGGAGTTATCTCATCGACGGATCAGCGAGTGAATATTAGCCTTGAAGAGATTCTGATGAAGCTTGAGAATATTGATGTTCCGGAAGCATCCCTTACCGAAAAAGGTATCGTGCAGCTCTCCAATGCTACGAACGGCACGCGGGAGAATGTGGCCGCAACCGAGAAGGCAGTCAAGGATGCATACGATCGGGGAAGTGCAGGAATTAACGCTGCAGCTGCGGCACAAGCGAGGGCGGATGCGGCTTTTACGCAAGCCAATGACGGTAAAGGTAAGGTCCGCACCGCGATCATTGGCGAAAAAGGGACTGTTGAGGACGCGGACGGGGACGGCATACCAACATTTGACGAGTTGGCAGCGGGCGTGAAGACGATTCTCCCAAACGCAACAGCGGACGCGGTTCTTGATCCGAACATGCTTGTCGTTGGATATTCGGGATACGATGACGGGGTTAAAAAAGCAGGTCAGATGCCCAACCGGAGCGCGGAGAACCATCACATGCCGGGGCTTGAGGCTACGGTGTGGGCCGGTGATCGATTCTTTATTAAACCCCCGCGCGGGTTCTTTGATGGGGAATCCTGGGTGACGGCACCGGTGCCTTGGCTCGTTCCCAATAACATTAGAGCCGGGGTGAATGCTTCAGGTGTAGATGGGACCTTGCAGGAAGGCGTTAAATATGCCACAGGTACCATCGGAATCATCTATGCTCAAAATAGTCAACCCATCGATTGCGGGTTTGTTCCAAAAGTGTTTGTCGTGAGTGGTCTAGTTCAAGGTTTTGACAGTCGAGCATCGACCTATATATACCAGACCGCTGACGGAATAGATAGAACCGATGCTTATGGTGGGACCTATATCTATATCGTGACCCGAACGATGCAGCAAGTCATGACCGTACGCGCCAATAATGCGGACCGATATGTTCAAAACGTAATCTGGCAAGCCTGGGGCTAAAAGGAGATGTGAAGGATGGAATTATTTGAGTTCGGTCGGTGGATCTACTTTGACAAGGTCACTGGGGAGATCCTTCATAATACCGGTATCACTCAGCACACCGACCCCGATTATGAAAATAAACGAGATCCATTCAGCTATGCTGAAAAGCTTATGGATCGCGATCCCAGCAGTGTCGGAATAATTAAACTTAAGCCAAGAGAGCTTGAGCAAGACTTTGACGAGGGTTATCTTGCCCGAGTAAACCCGGACACATTGGGACTTGAATTTGTTTACCTTGATCCGGCTAATCCTGAAGTACCACAAGAGCCTCGAAAACCATTATCGGTTGAGGTTGATGAGCTAAACACAACCATGGGAACCCTGCTGCTGGAGAGTGCCAACGATAAGGCAACAATAGCCTCCCTTGAGGATACCGTAGGGAGCCTGTTGCTCGAAGTGGCTGCGCTGAAAGGAGGTGCAGTGTAAATGTGGTATCCGATCATCAAGCGTTATTACGATAACCAGCATCCTTTATACAACGATGACAGTCTAAAAACCTTTGTAGCCGCCAAGATGATCACAGCGGACGAGTATCAACAGATCACTGGAGTCGAATATGTAGCATAACGCCGTGAGGCGTTTTATTTTGCCCCTGGGTGGTCCAGGGGCTTCTTTTAATAGAGAGACAAAGACAGGAGGAAGGGTCGAATGGGGGAATGGTCTTCAATAATTAAAACCATATCCACAGCTTTGGGGGCACTGGCCGGGTATATGTTTGGAGGTTGGAACATGTTAATGAACTTACTTCTATGGCTTGTCGTCCTCGATTGGTTAACCGGTTGGGCGGCCGCATGGATAAAGGGAGAACTCAAAAGCAGAAAGGGATATCATGGCATTGCACGTAAGGTTGCGATCTTCGGACTCGTTGTAATCTCACATTTCATTGATGTCATCTTAGGAGGACAACAGTATTTTCAGAATGCTGTGGTCTTTTTTTATTTAGCGAATGAGTTGCTATCAATAATCGAGAATGTTGGACGAATGGGTGTGCCGGTACCGAAGGTCTTCCGGAGAGCAATTGAGGAATTCAATGAAATAAGTGGGGAGAAGGGTGACGGTAATGAAGTTGATCGATCTTCGGGGGAAGCTCCCGATCCACAAGACAAAGCGGTATAGTACCCGGAAGCTTACCGATATCCGATCGATAGCCATCCATCATTCGCTGACCTTCACAGGATCGCCTGAGGCTTTCGCGACTTATCACGTAAACACCAATGGATGGCCGGGAGTTGCTTATGCTTTTGTGGTCCAGCGTGACGGTACCGTGTACAAGTGTTGGGATCCTGATAAAGTCACTTATCATGTGGGAAACAGCAATAAGCACGCTCTTGGAATTTGTATGGTCGGAGACTTCCGGACGCAGCAGCCAACACCAGAGCAGTACCAGGCGACGCTTGAACTGGTCCGGCAGCTCCGGAAGGTCATTCCTTCCGCTCAGCAGATCAAAGGGCACAGCGAATACCCAGGGTACAGCTGGAAGGCATGCCCCGTCATTGATATGGATAAGTTCCGGGATGATGTTGATGGGAAAATAATCGAGAGGGATGATAGCATGAATGCAGCCGAAAAGGCAGAATTCGATTCCTTGAAATCTAAAGTTTCAAGTTTGGAGAATAGTAATAAGGTTTTGAAGAAGGGTCTACAAGAGCAAGGTTCAACCATCAAAAAGCAGTCAGCTCGCATTGCAGAGTTTGAGCGGCTGCATTACATGGAGGAAGTCCCAGCTTGGGCGAAGACAGCTGTGAATGAAGCGATGGCAGCTGGCTTGATTAGCTCACCTAGCAGCGGAAGTTATGACTTTTATCGATTGCTGACGGTCCTTCAGCGCGGCGGGATGATCATTAAGAGAGGGGATGTTTAACAATGAAAAACAACAAATGGAGAAATTATGGGATGTGGACGTCGTTGGTGGCGGCGGCATTGCTTATTTTATCAGCAGCTGGTAAGGTGTTTGGGTTTGAAATTTCCGAGGAATTAAGTACTAACATTACTGGGTTAGCGGTGGCGATCCTGGGTCTGCTAGTGATCCTCGGGATTATCTCCAATCCCAAAGAGGGAAATGGATATACCGACAAGGATAATAAATCCGACAAACGGAGCTTTCTTTGATCGGTAAGTGTATTTACAGTACAATCCTAATCATCTATACTGATTGAGCCCATACACCGGCCAGGTTATGGAGCAATCAGTAACGCAGCAAAAAGAGCTCAGTTGGCACCATAGCCGCTGAGCTCTTTTTATCGTTTATGGAGTGTACATACATCATTTCTTAAACGTCAATCTTCATTTTGAATGATGTTTTTCTTCCAACAAGCATTATTAAACTTAGTTTTTTTGGGTAATCTACATAATAACAAATTATTCTAAATAGTATTGCGGAAATGTGATAAGAACCGTATCATTAGTAAATGGTTAATTTTGTCGGAGACTTTCCCGACTTTAGCCTAAACAATTACTAAGGGTGGTTTTGTGGGTCTTTTACGTTTGTTCTGCATATTTATTGGGTTAGCAATATGCTGTGAAATCCCGAGCGATGATGGGACTATGTTGTTTAGGAGCTTCTTTGCTTTTTACATAATGTTTGGACTGGACTATGCTCGAATGTGGATGAAGGGAGTCAGCCCTTTTGAGCGCTATTTAGGTTTAGGGGGCTTAGTCTTCTCACTTGCTGTTATTGCGTTTAATTCTTTGGGAATGAGTAGAAATTTTGTGCTTAGTCAGGCTGAGTCGTCATATTATATTGTGAGTGCAGAAACTTTTAGGCTCTTTCCTAATTTCAGCTGGGATATAGACAGTTATTTTTTTTATGTAGCGTGTTTAACAATGGCCGCAGCCGCACTGGAACTTTTAATTCCTTTCGTCAATAGGTATAATAGAGATAAGATGGCGGATAAATCAAAAGCCGACCTAAAAGTTCACAATCAAAAGGAACCCAAGAGCATCAAGGATCATAAACATAAAGAACCAACAGTTCTTCCCGAAACAAAGGATACTAAAGGCGGTATCACTCTAGACGGGGCTAAGGTTTCAAGATCTGCTAATGGAGGTGGATAGTAATGTACATTTTTAGCTTATTGCCGAGCATAATTTTCGTCATGTTTCTTGCGTTAATCGCCGGTTTTTTCTTGCGTTTCTTATCAGAAGGAGCGAGCTTTAAAGTAGCCGTACTTTCCATTTTCCGATTTGCCTTCCTTCCCATCGCTTTCATTTTATTGATCTCTGAAATATATAAGAAGAAACGGCGATTAATATACGAAGTCAAAAAAACTGAGGAAAATGAGGAATTCGTTGCTAAATTGGAGGAACTTCTTAATAGTAAATGGAAACTAACGCTATTTCTAATTACTGCTGTTCTTAGGTTTCCTCGGATACTCTTAGACTCTTATATTAAATCTTCGATTGCATACGAAAATAAGAAAACAGCAAAGATAAAGGTTAAGAAGGAAGATGCTTTCTATGATTTCTTCTTAAAAGATTTCGACATCACAAAACTTATTATCCATAGAGTATAAGTATGAAAGGCCCTACCGGCTATGTGCTGGCAGGGCCTTTTTTATCTTTATTACGTTTTTTTAGCCAATCGTATAGCGCTCGTGATTGTTGTGGAGTGTAGAAATTCTTGAAGAATTCTATACTGATAATCATTTGGTGACCATCTAAAAACTCTCTTAATAGCTCCTCTGTAACATAAAAACAAAAATCCCCATATGCGTTATACGTGGTGATCCGAACCTCTTCCATCTTTTCGACCCTTCTATGCATGTTTACACGTATTTTACCTCATAGTTGCTTATATCCAACTTCAGATACTTCCGCATAAGTCGATCAAAAACTGTTGTCTTATCCTTGTAGAAAATTATGGTATAATCACTATAAAATAATTATATTACAATATTTAGTATAAAATGAAAGGATGGGTGATAATGACGGGGTTTACAGAATTCACTTCCATTAATTTAAAGGCTGTATTCATTGATGTAGATTTAATTAGGCAGAAGATAACCACAGATATTAAACATGAAGGTAAGGTAATAGCTACACTCTATTTTGATTTACTTGAAAACAAAATACATAAAATAGGCGATTTTGAAGAGGTAAGACATCTTCAAGAGTTCGGTATTGATGAGCAGTACATAATTTCAAGAATTGAACAGCAATTGCCGTCGATTATTGATAATAAAATATCTAATCCAGACGAACTAAATATATAATTCACCAATAGGAAACCTTTTTTTCCAAAATAATACTTTATGCTTTACAAATATCGACAAAATAAGGAATGGTTGTGTGTTAGGGTGTCTGTAGGGAGAAATTATTAAGCTTAATAAACCCTAAACTTACGATAGTTTGGCCATCTATCAAAAAATTTGAAGGGGTTTGATTAAAATTAAGAAGAAATTATCGCTACTAACTACTTTATTACTCATTCTAACAATATTCTCAGTATCGGTTGTGTCAGCAGACCCTGGTGTCGAAAGTGATAGTGTTGGGCAAACAATTTTTGTACCGGAACAAGAGGTACAAGCGGCTTCTAGTGATTCTTCGGGGGATGAGGTAGGGATCCTTGCTAATCCTATGGGCAGAATAGATTGTGTAGCTCATGAATTCGGTGGAGCCCTGTGTGACTGGAGAGTAGCAGCCGGATTAAAGAAAATTGTATATTCGCATGTGACGGTTACATGGGAGAAATGGGATTCGAAAACATTTACATGGAAGCACGTAGGGGTATCAAGATTTGACTATGAGATTAATCCATCAAAATCTGTAATTGAAGACCAGGCTGGTATCAGCTTGTTAGTCAATGGATTTTATCGTGCCAAACTCGGTGGCACCATTATAACCCAAAAGGATGGTACTTTTGCGGCCAGTGCTAGCAATCCTGCAACGTTTACAGTTGATAAATAACGGCTTTTCAATTGACCAAGAACCTCGCTGGCTTAGGCTGGTGAGGTTCTTTTTTTATTGATTCGTACAACGTAACTTGTACAAATGGTGGCTCAGCAGTTTCAAATAGAGTATCAGCTTCAAAGAGTTTTTAAATGTAGTTTTATATGAGACTGGTCCCTAGGCGTTCTTTCACATTACATTTAATATAAGTGAAAAATACAAAAGTGGACGGTACATCGTATAATTGATATACAATGTAATTATATCCACTTTTGCATTGATAGGAGTGATTTTAATGATAAGTCCTGAAAAAATTATCGAACGGCAAAAATTACGACGGGATATATTGGAAAAATGTTATGAAATATTTCACTCTGCGGAGAAACCTTTTACAACCTCAGAAGCTTTAGTAGGTACAAAAGAAGAATTATATAAAGACAATGAGCATCACAAGGCGTTCCACTATCTTATGAGCAAAGATCTAATTCATATTTCTTCTTCTGGTAGTAAACCAGAAAAATTATCTGTATTTATTACAGCACATGGGATAGATTTTGTTGAATCGTTTTACAAAAATAAGTGA